GGTGACTTGTACCAGGAGCCAAGACCCATCATAACCAGATGTTTCTATCCCTCCGGCATCACTCCCGATAATAAGTTGGCAAAGTATCAGCCATTTGAATTGGAAGTGGATGCTGATAGCCATGCCACTGAATTCGGTGGGTTTGTAATCCCTGACCCCGGTGGAAATCAAGAGTTTTGGATTATCGACCAAGCTGCTAAGACTATTACACAAGATATAGTTGCCGAGACAGCTTCCAAAACCAAACACTCTTTGGCGATACTTCGTAGAGAACGTAACAAACAACTTGAGGAAAGCGATAAAGATGTCCTTCCTGACCGATGGCATTCAATGGACGCCGTGACACAGGAAAAGTGGGCAGACTACCGCCAGGAACTCCGTGACCTTCCGGCAACCACAGACGATCCAGCTAATCCAACATGGCCCGAAACGCCGTAATAGGAAACCGACATGAGTACAATCAAAGCTAACGCAGTAACGGGTTCCACCACCAACAATGACCTGGCCCTCACTGGTAATGGATCAGGAGTGGTGAAGATTGGTGATGGGGTTTTAAAGTTTCCAGATGCTGATGGTTCCGACGGGCAGTTTATAAAAACCGACGGCTCTGCACAGTTGTCGTTTGCGGAGGCTGGTGGTGGTGCTTGGAACCTTATTGGTACAGTAGTAGCTTCTACCAGCGCAACCTTAGATATCACTGGATTATCTGCCACTTACGATACCTATTATATTATTGCAAACGACTTGCATCCCGTTAATGACGGCGGAGGGCCATTGCTCCGTATAGGCGATAGTAATGGCGTCGATAGCGGATCAACGGACTACGGGTGGTATTCTGATAAACAAACCACGAATACTGCTGAATCAGAATCCTCCTTGACCGGGGAAAGCGACAACGAAGCTGCTGAAATAGAGGTTGTTTTATTGTCGCAAATAGGTATCGGAAATCAAACGGATGAGGGCTTGTCTTTCAGGGCAACCCTATATAACGCTAGAGGTACTGGCACTTACCCTGCAATTACCGGGGAGTGGATAGCCGCTGATATGAATGCTGGTTCACTAAATGGCGGACACTTTTGGGGCCGAAGAAATTCCCGAATTACTACAGATCGTATTCAAATCTTATGGTCTACAGGCAATATTGCTAGTGGCCGTCTAACTGTATGGGGGTTGGCTCATGTCTAGATTTCATAATGTAAATGGTGAACATATCCAGTTCACAGCAGAAGAAGAAACCGCCCGTGACGTTGAAGAAGCGACTTGGGAAGCTAAAAGACCGGCACGGGCTATGGGCTCCCTTCGCAGAGAGCGTAACGATCTCTTAGTCTCAAGCGATTGGACCCAGTACAACGACTCGCCGTTGGACGATGAGGTCAAGACTGAATGGGCAACGTATCGCCAAGAACTCCGTGACCTTCCGGCAACCACAGACGATCCAGCTAATCCAACATGGCCCGAAACGCCGTAATAGGAAGATAAAATATGTCCGATCTCAAAAGAGCTAGGAAACCGATATGAGTACATTGAAATCAGACGCCATCACGGCGGTCACAAACGACACTGACATTACCATCACTGGGGCGGGAAGTGGTGTCGTAAAACTGGGCGATGGGGCGCTCAAGTTTCCAGATTCTGATGGGAGTGCTGGCCAGTTCATCAAGACAGACGGCTCTGCACAGTTGTCGTTTGCGGAGGCGACGAAACAGTGTATTGCCATTGCCTGTTCCGATGAGACTACAGACCTTACAACCGGAACGGCGAAAGCGACCTTCCACATGCCGTACGCATTTACCCTGACAGGCATCAAGGCAGGGTTAACAACCGCCCCGACAGGGTCTGTTGCCACCTTCGACGTAAATGAAGCTGGCTCAACGATTTTAACGACTAAGCTGACAATTGATATTGGCGAAAAGACTAGCGCCACAGCGGCGACTGCGGCGGTTATCGGTGGAGCCGGTCCAGCATTAGCAGCCGATGCGCTAATGACTGTCGATGTTGATGGCATAGGTTCCAGCACTGCCGGTGCTGGCCTCAAGGTTTATCTGATTGGTTACATCACATGAGCATCATCAACCCCTACCGCTATGCCGCGCCAGTGGAACAGAATTTCTACCAGGACATTGTAACCGCTGGCCTTACCTCTGGCCTTAAAGTGTGCTTGGACGCAGGGTCAATTATCTCCGTACCTGATGGGACTGCCCAAGATTGGATAGATCTATCAGGTAATATTGGGGCCGATCAATTCCATAGAGGTTCAACTTCGGGGGCTACTTCTAATGATCCAACCTTTGTAGGAACAGAGGGTAACCTTAGTTCTGGTGATTATTATTCTTTCGATGGCGCGGACATCTTTACCTATGGTGCAGCATCCGAGAGTTGGATGAACGCCCTTCATGAGGACTTGGCTAAGTTCACAGTCGTTATATGGCACTATCTTAAACCAGCCGGTGACGATCAGACTATCCTATCTACTACTGATATGGAGCAAACAAGTAACGGAGTAGGGTTTGTTCATCAGGGCACGGAGCAGTGGACTTCTAATATTCACCATAGTGGTGGCATAAACATGACTACTAGGGTTCATGTCAATTCATCAGATACAAATGTTTGGCACTTTTCTGCGGTTTCAATAAATGAGCCGGGGGGCGCTGGCTCCGGGTTTCTCTATGAAGATGGAAACTACGCACCTGTTTCTGGCCCTAACGATACATTTGACGCTAACTATAGTTCTCCTGGCACAGGAGCGCCGTTAGGGCCAATGGTTCTAGGTGGTGAAGTAAACCTCGCAGAGCGTTTCATTGTTAGTGGAGGTCGTATGGCTGGTGTTATGATCTGGGAAGGTTCTTTCCTTACGAAAGCTAATCTCGATACGCTTTGGGCAGCACAAAAGGGAAGGTTTGGGCTATGACTTATTACCTCGTATGTCCCGCTAACCGAGAGACGGCTTTACGCAATCTGTACGCTGCTAGAGGTGTTCGTAGTCCCACTGATATGCCTGACGAGGATGAGCAGATTGGTGTTATGGTGCGGGAGGTTAGCGTTGCTTTAGGAGGGCAGGGACGAATCATTACTGGAACATCCAGGGCCAACAGTAATGATATGATTGCTCTTCTTGCCGTAGCCGCACCCTGGTTGGAGATTGTCGAAGAATGGCCTTCAGATTGGCTCTTCCAGCCGGAGGAAGGGGAATGAGCGACCACCGCCGCCGCAATGACGAAAAGCTGTACGAAAAGCTACGCCGCGACCTTGATGTCCTGCCAGATGACCATGCTGATATTAAGACAGTTAAAGTAACATTGAAGGCCACAAAGACAAGGATGGTAGCGAGGGCGAGATAATTGATATAAGCCATTACTTATGTTACAATAGAGTATGTTAAGGAGAATTATATAATGTCATCTTCACCGTCAGACTTAATTCTATTTGAAAAGCAGGCTTCAGGCGAGAACTCGGGTTCTTGGGGTACTAAGGCCAACACTGCCATGAGCCGGTTGGAAGAGGCGATGCATGCCATCACCACTATCACCAACACCGGTAGTACATATACCCTAGACGATACTCAATACCAAGAAACTTCTGGTACCACAGCAGCTAGCCACTGCAAGGTCATCAAATGCACAGGCACTCTAGTTGCTACCCTGAACTTGGTTGTCCCTGCTAGAACCCACACATACTGGGTCTGGAATGCTACCGGTGGGTCTTATGATACGACCATAAATATCTCTGGTGGTACAGCCATAACTATCCCTCAGGGATTTATCATGGGCATCATTGCAGACGGCACCAACTGCGAAGCCCTTACCCCTCCCTGCTCGGTGGCAGGTCAGCAAATCCTGTTAAATGATATAAACATGAGTACCTTTGGCCTGGATGATGCCAATGGTAATCAACTGGTTACATTCACCACGGTCTCTTCTGCTGTCAATGAAATTGACGTATCTAATAACTCTACCGGCAACAACCCGATCATCGCAGCCACTGGTGGTGACAGCAACATCGGCATAAACCTTATTCCTAAGGGAACGGGGGTCATCCAAAATAATGGTACCGCTATGCTCATTGCAGGTAAACAGACCATTTGGATTCCTGCTGCTGCTATGACGCCTACTGCTAGTAGTGGATGTGCGCCATTAGCTGCAACTGAGACTACAGCAGGTCGGCCTGACATGTCTACTCTAGACTTTGATGCCAGCACAAAGGAAAATGTTCAGTTCCATATTATGTTCCCTAAAACATGGAATAGGGGTACCATTACCTACCAAGTTAGTTGGACTACGACAGCTACGGATACAGATGGAGTAGCCTGGACCATGCAAGCTGTAGCCTGTGCTAATGATGACACCATTGACGTTGCATATGGAACTGCTGTAGTAGTCACTGACGATAATTTAAGCGCAGCTGAAGACGTTTTAATTACTTCAGAAAGTGGTGCGCTGACCATTGCAGGCTCCCCAGCTGCAGACGAAATATGCTTCTTCAGACTGTCTAGAGATGTTACAAATGGTAACGATGACATGACTGAAGATGCTCGTTTGTTGGGAATTAGAATGTTCTTTGTTACAAACACAGAGGATGACACATAATGTTCTATGGTCAATATATTGGCTTTGGAGCAGGAGCAGTGGCTATCGCTACTGCAGGAAGCGGAACGAATTATTTTGGTGATGACACTGATGGCGCTGTCACTATATCCACCAATGTTAGTGAGTCTGTTACCCAAGACAGTGGTCTTGTCATTAAACACTATACCACTTTAACCATTGATTCTGGCAAAACCCTTACCACTGATAATCGGTGTCAGTGTTTCATGATCTATGTATCAGGTAATTGCATTATCAACGGAACAATTAGTATGACAGATCGTGGAGCCAATGCTATTGCTTCTGAGGAACTCAACATCTTTCGGGCCCTCTCTGGTGGGTCTAGCACTGATGACGAAACTCCTAACAGTACAGCTTTTCCTGGTGAGCTTATGGTCGGTAAAGTGGGTGCCCGCAACGAATACGAATCTCCAATTGTTGGTGCTGCCGGTGGAGCCGCCCAAGAAACAGCAGCAAACGGTAATCCTGGAATAGCAGGAACAAGTGGTCAGACTGGTGGTGGGGGCAGTGGTGGTGGAAATGGGAGTGGTTCAAAACTAGGTGGTGCTGGCGCTGCTGGTACTGCTTTCTGTGGAGGTGCTGGTGGAGGTGGTCAGGGTCACGGGTGGAACAGTATTTGGTACGCAGGTGAAGCGGCCTTTGCAAATGGAGGCGCGGGCGGTAAGGGAGGTAACGGTGGAGGTAATGCTAGTTCGGGTGGCGGCGGGGCCGGTAACGGTGGAGGAGCAGCTGGTTCGGGGGCCTCGGGAGTTGGATTGAGTGGCTCCGCTGGTCAACCGGGATGTGGAGGAACCATCTTCCTAATTGTAGGCGGCGACCTTACATTTGGAGCTAGTTCTACTATTACAGCAGACGGTAATTCTGGTGGACAAGCCGGACAAGGAACCACGGGAGCCCCTGGCAGTGGTGGAGGCGGTTCAGGTGGAGGCTCCATTACTGTGCTTTACGGTGGTACCCTAATAGATAGTGGTGTTTCAATTACCGCAACTGGTGGTGCAGCTGGCATTAAGGGTCCTTTATCGGACAGTTATACTGGAGGTACTGGGGGTAACGGTTCAGTTACTGGACCTGTCCAGATAAATGCAGCATGACATACACTACAATCATGCCATTGCCAGGAGTTTTTACGGATATTGATGAGTACACAGCAGGTACTCATTGGATAGCTACAGACAAGATACGATTTGATCAGAGTGGATTACCGGAGAAAATTGGAGGCTGGACTAAATTTGATAGTGCTAAGGTAGCTGGTACTGCTCGCACACTACACGACTGGCGTGAACTAGATGGCAACGTCAACCTTGCAGTGGGAACTAACTGCGCCCTTTATATATACCAGGGTGGAGTACAATACAACATCACCCCTGTGCGCTCTGCTGGCAATAATATAACTACTACACCGTTCACTTCTGTCGATGAAGACTTTACAGTGACAGTAGCTGATACCTCTCATGGCGCTTCAACCGGGGACTTTGTGTTCTTCACTCTTGGTGGTACTGATCCCAAAGTTTTTAATGGGGTGACTATAGCCGGAGCTACATGGTACACACTCATTAAAGTTGATGATAACTCTTACACTATTGAGTCAAGTACAGTAGCCACTTCCTCTGGCACAAATTCTGCAGCTGGTACTGTAAGTGCTGACTACTCTCTAGTCTGTGGACCTGCACAAACCACAGCTGGACTAGGTTGGGGCGCTTCAACCTGGAACGAAAGTGGTACCACTTGGAACACTGCACGAACTTCGTCTACTATATCTCTGACCATGCAAGTATACTCCTTAGATAATTGGGGAGAAGATTTATTGTCATGTCCAGTTGGAGGAATTATTTATACCTGGGATGCTTCATCGGCTCCTTCTACTAGCAATGTTGCAACAGTCTTATCTGGTGCTCCTTCACAAGTTAACCTAATGGGAGTATCTCCAGACAGGTTCACTATTGCCTTTGGAGCCCATGATGGTTCGGCCTATGATCCTCTTTTAATTGCCTGGAGTGATCAGGAAAACAATACTACTTGGACACCTTCAGCCACTAATCAAGCTGGCAGCAAGAAAATAGAAAGCGGCACTAAAATCATGGCTTGGGAACAAGCTGCAAGACAAATACTAATTTTTACGGACGAGAGCATGTGGGGAATGCAGTTCCTGGGCCCCCCTTTCGTATTCTCCTTTCAAGAATTAGGCACGAAGTGTGGAGCAGCGGGTCCAAATGCCGTAGCGTCTCTTGGTGGCATCACGTATTGGATGAGTACTAACAACTTCTTTACATATGATGGAGCAGTTAAAATTCTTCCCAGTACTGTACGAGACTTTGTCTTTGATGGATTAGATGCATCTCAACTTGAACAAGCCTTTGTTTCTACTATAAAGGAGTTCAATGAAGTTTGGTTCTTCTATGCATCCTCAGGTGCTTCAGACGTAGATAGGTATGTAGTATTTAACGACCATAGCAAAGTATGGTATACTGGCACATTAGATCGATTGGCTTGGATGGATACAAACTTACAGACAAAGCCCATCGCAGTTAACGCTGCAGGCCAACTGTACTTCCAAGAAGAAGGCTCCGATGATGACGGTTCAGCCATGACTGCTTTTTGTGAGACAGGTGCATATGAATATAATGAAGGCAACTCAATGGTATTTCAGGATAAGGTGGTACCTGCATTTAAAAGCATGACAGGGACTATGACATTTACCACCTATGCCAAACAATATCCGAACTCTACTGAACGCAGCAAGTCTCGCTCGGTTACATCTTCAACTAAGTTTATTCGGCCCCGTATGCGAGGTCGTCAATTTAGGTTTAAATGGCAAACGTCTGACTTAGGCAATGCATGGACAATGGGTAAGTGGAGAGCTAACCCCCAAGTTGATGGAGACAGATAGTGGCACAATCTAAACCTGGAGCACTAAATAGGCCAGTATATCCTGACTTTGGTGAGGAGTATGATGGACATAAACTACGGCAAATGGCAGAGTCATTACGCTTGCGAGATCAAACCTCTCCAGTAGTGCCTATTAGTAAAGGCTGGGTTATGACTAATAAGACTATTGATCGGGTGCTAAATGCTGATTCCACCTCCACAGCGGAACTGGCTGATGTACTAGCCACCCTAATCGATGACCTTAAAGCCGCTGGCTACCTAGCAGGTAATGTATAATGGTATTCTCCCCCTACGGAAATAAGTTTGAGAGGGCCCCTCAGCTGGTGCCTGCTGATGCTCCTGGCCTCATGGCCCTAACCAATGCGTGGCATATGCGTAGGGGTAAAGACCCACGCCAGTATGAACTGGGCCCCCAGAATCCTGAGAATCCGTACGCTACTAAACAGGTAGCATCCCCGGCTGGGATAGGGGCAGCTCGCATGGTACAGCAGGCCGCTCCTCCTGGTGAGCAGTTGGCCTACATCAACCCTCAGGAAGCTCAAATGCTTAAGCAGGCGGGCGGGTCTGGCAGAAGGGATAATAATCCGTTTGGGATTATGTCGTTTGACTCTTTTGATATAGACGATAATCTCTCCCCCCAAGAAGAAAGAGACAACTTCGAAGAAGATTACTATACTGATGAGAGTCAGGAGGAATTTATTCCAGGAAGTTCAAGTGACCCCTTTGCTGATCTGTATACCCCTAAAGGTGATAAGTACGGTTACGGCTCATGGAGCACCACCAACTTATCTCCTAAAGATAAGTATACCCTAGACCGACTTATCTCAGGCAAGGGTCCAGACCAACCAGGCCAACAAGGTGGTGATTTAGGAGTGGATAGTACTAGCCTAACTGAGTCTCCAAAAACCACATCCCTCAGACGAGAAGAAATGCAACTAGCCATAAAAAATAAGGCCGCTTATGATGCCGGTATAGCCAGCGGAAAGCCCGGCTGGTGGGATAATACTACATACTCCCCAGCTGTCCGCTCAGAAATTGAAGCCTATGCAGCTGGAGAAGAAGAGCCCGCCCTTGAATCCTCGTCATATAAAAAGACCACCTACGGTGACGTAGGATTTTGGGGAACGCTGGCTGATTTCTTTATTCCCGGTGTCTCGGTTTCAGAGGCTCATGATGTAACACCAACTGATGCTAAAGGGTTTCAAACCTACAACCCGGAACCCTTCAATGAGTGGAGCCCAGCTCTTGGTATTGCTGGCCTGCTGGGTATGGTGACTGGTATACCGTTTGAAACTATGCTGGGCGCGGTTGGCGTGGGACCAAAAACCATGAAGACTGACTACCTCGCAGAGATGGGCGGTGACTTGGCTGATACTGTGACAGGTATGTTTAAGAATAATACCCAAACAGGATTACCCGGAACAGATGAAGAGGCTAAGGCTTTAGAAATGGTTACTCCTAAAACTGAAGAGCAGGGCCTTATAGGCGATGTAATTGATGCTGCTACTACAGGAGTGAATGCAGTCACAGGTCTCTATGGCGATGCATTTGAAGGGGCTAGATCGGCAGGGAGAGCGACAGGGAGAACGTTACGTGGTTGGGGTGAAGACCTTGCTAAGCATACGGGTATAGATCAACTGAGCCTGCCCGAATGGCCCGACGTAAACTTTAAGCAGTTCGCAGGCGATCCCAACGCTATAGGCGGTGGCTGGGAAGGTGGAGATAGTGGCTGGGAAAGGGGGGACAATGACCTAAACAGCTCAGGTATATTCCAATTAGCGCAAGCTGCCCCCCGAACCAGTGGAAGCAGTGCAGATACCCTTGAAAACAAGGGTGAAGATGTGGTATACTCTAAGAGGATAGTACGACCAGAGTACCTAGACCCTGCATACGATTGGGCTAGTTACGGGCTCCAGAAGGGCCGAAAGTCTATCTTCGACTATGTTTAAGGATACTTTTTAATGAGTTGGTTAGACTGGCTATTTGGGGATGATGACCCCGACCCGGTACAAACTACTAGCACCTCTACTGCCACCCAAAGTGTGCCGGAATATATCTCTCGTCCACACGAACAAGCTATAGCCAAAGCAGGTGAACTAGCATCACAGGACTACACTCCTTTTCCTGGCCAACAGGTAGCTGGTTTTACTCAGGACCAAACAGGGTCATTCCAAGATATACGAGATGCTCAGGGTATTGGCATCGGTCAGATGGCCCCTGCTTACGGCGCGGCTATTGGTGCCACCGGAGCTATTAGCTCTGCCGAGCGTGATCAGTACTTCAATCCTTATATCCAAAATGTTGGACGGCGCACCGAAGATGAAATGCGGCGTCAGCAGGAAATGAAACGTAACGCCATTGCAGGACAGGCCCAACGGGCAGGTGCATTTGGTGGGGCCCGTCATGGCATCGTAGATGCTGAGCAGAACCGTAACTTTCAAAGAAACTTGGGAGATATGTATGCGGGGGTGTATGGTAAGGGCTTTGACTTTGCACAGCAGGCTGCACAGGACGTTAGGACCATAGGCCAGCGCGGCGCTGCTACTGCAGGCCAGCTTGCTGGGCAGGCCCAAAATATGCGCTATCAGGACACTGCACAACAGCTTGGTATTGGACAGTTGCAGCAGCAGAGCGAGCAAGCGAACATAGACGCAGCTATGAGGGATTATCAACAAGAGCAAAATTACCCCTGGCAGCAGCTTAGTAATTGGACCGGTGTTCTTAATGCGGCTCCATTTTCCACCACCCTCCAGAAAGATACCACTACCACCAAGCCCGGTGTGCCCACAACTGGATTCTTCCAGCAGGCTGCGGGTCTGGGGATCGCAGGAATTGGCCAGGGCTTCGGCGGCGCTCTGTTTAGGGGGCAATAATAATGGCAGGAATATTTGATTTTCCAGGCGGAGATGTTGAGCCCGCCGCACCAGGGACAGACACCTCCTTCATTGGTATGCTTGAAAGGTGGCGGGAGGCTCGGCGTCAAAAAGTAGCTACCGAAGAAGCCGAACGTCTATCCAAAACTCAAGCTGAGGAAGAGGACCAGTGGTTCGCCGCACTCGAGAAACAACGTAAGAATATTGGTTACGGTCCTGAAACCACTAAAGAATATATGGGTGAGGAATTTATAGACTACACACCTACTCCTGAGAGAGAAAAAGGTGGCATTGAAAGTTTTCTTAACTCTCTAGGAATTGAACCCGGAGAGAAGAACCCCTTCCTTAGGGACCTTGGCCTGTTGATGGCCACCCGTAAGCCCGGTCCACTTAGCTTCATTGCTGAGCCTCTAAAGGGCGCTGTTGAACTGGAGACTAGCCGTGGAAGCGCGGCCTCCAAAGCCGCTATAGAGTACGCAAAGATCGGAGCCACCATGGCTAAGACCAAAGCGGCTCAGCAAAAAGCTCGGTTAGATAGAAAGTTTAAGTATAAGGAGCTGGACGCTAAGATGGTGCACGATGCCATGAAAGACGCCTATAACTTCTACTCAGGTGATATGGGTGTTCCTCTAGGAGATGCCCAGACAGTTGAGAGGAAGGTGAAGTTGAGGGCATACGAATCCTTAAAGTCACAAGGATATTCAGATAAGGATATCGAAAGTAAGTTAGGAATTACTGCAACAGGTAAGCGGATCAGCGGCGCGTGGTCTCCCCCTGGTGCTTTAGCAAAGTAGTATCTCATGGCACAAGAGGTTTACATTCAGGGGTTGCCTGATGTTATAGCCTTTCCAGATAATTGGTCCCAAGAAGACATATCTGATTACATAGAGACAGATCAATTTAAGCGGGAAGCCTATCAGCAATTCGGTAAGGTCGTTATGACAAATAACGATGCTGAAGATTGGCAAATCACCAAAGGAATTAAGAGCGGTGGCGCGGCCCTTGGTACAGGGTTAGCGGGCTCTATTGCTGCGTTCGGTGTCAAGGTTGGCAGCCCTGAGATTGTGGACTGGGCCAAGGAACAACTGGCCGACTACCAAATGAAGCGCCTTGTCCATCAAGGTAAGAACACCACCTTAGAAAGTATTGGCTCAGAAAGTGTAGCCGACTTCCTCGCATCTCCAGACCAATGGGATAGCTTTATTAACTGGGGGCTGTTCAACTTCGGCAACGCAGCCTCTACCACCCTCCCCACCATACTAGCAGCAGGCTTATCTATAACCCCCGCCGCGCCCTTAGCCGTCCCCTTCATGTTGGGATACGGTGCTATGATGGGAGCCGGGGAAGGGTTCTCCAGTGCTATAGGTGAGAACCTCACCGATGCAGAAGCCGCTAA